GCAATGCAGTCATCAAGAAGCGCCTACCGGTGCTCCTTCCTGGCCGTGTTGTAGCTCATCCCAGGCGCGACGACAACCTTAAGTGGTTGCCTTCTCGTCTGGGGTCGCATCGGCGTATTGTCGGGAAGTTCGGAGAGATTTGGCAAGCTCTCTGGGCTGGTTTGGTTGCCTCTGGTCTTTCTCAGTTGAAAGGGTGTTGGTACGTGCGCAGTTGGGTAGGACGTTGTCAGTCGCGGGGGGTCGATTGGGTCTGTAAGGTCCTTAAGGACTTTGTAGTTTCCCTTCGAGCCTCTTGCCTGACATCGGACGACGTACCGTTTGTGCCGTTTGTACCAAAGAGGGTACAGGTGTGGTTGCGGCAGTTGGGGGAGGTTGACGTGAAGCGCGTGCTTGCCTTTACAAGGTTTGCACGTGCTCTCCCGAAGCCTACCTTCAAAGCCACATCCCATGCCCTCTTGGCGCACGCCCTTAATATTTCCGAACCCACCCCATGCCCTCTCTGGTCGCAGAGGGGTATTGAGGATTACGTGGTTGGTAAGTTCGGGAATAAACTGAGAAAGTGTAAATGGTCGCACGCGCCTGGCTCCAAGAACGCTGTTAAGGAGTGTCCCGGGTCTAAAGGTGGCTACGATGGTTGGTTGCGTGAAGTTCTGAGGGCATTTTACATGTCCGACCCGCCTCGCGGGTTTGTCGAACAGATACTTCATGCTTCCTCCCTCGTAGGCCAGTTTCCCGGGAAGGCCTCCCTCGTTAACAGGCTGCTCCAAGTGGTGAGAGGACAGTCGGCTCCGCCTTCGCTTATCAGAGGCTACACTCGTAGCTTCTGTACTTTGTTGGCGGCGGGGCTGTTTGAGCACATGAACTGGTCTGAACGACCAGTTCATGTCTCCACACCAGTTTCGGAGCAGGGAGCGAAAGTGCGTGTCATTACCGTCCCACCTGGACCAGTCTTCACAGCAGGGTCGATCGTCCGGACTGCTGTCTTTCCTGTCCTTCGTAAGTTGGACACCCGTATTTCTGATTTCACCACCAGAATACGGGATGACAGGAAGGTCAGCGGCTTTCCGGATGCCCTGAGGACTCCAGCGGAGAGTTGGCTCTCTGCGGACCTGACGAAGGCGACTGACGGTTTCTCTCACGAAGCGATTAGGTCGGTTCTTGCCGGCCTCACTCGTGCAGGTCTTCCTGCCGAGTGGGTTTCTGCCGCATCCAGTTCTCTGGGTGTGGGTGACACTGTTCACTACGTGAGGTACAATAAGTCTGCCTTTTGTCCTGAAGACTGGGCTAAGGTGTTGTCGATACCAGGCCGGTTGATGAGCGGTGGTGATGGTAGTAAAGTGTTTGTGGATGTTCCTATGAAGCGGGGTTGCCTCATGGGTACGCCATTCTCCTTTACTATCCTCAGTCTCATCAACGGCTTTTGTTGTGGTCCTCTTGGCCCAGACACTATGATCTGTGGCGATGATGTAGTGTCGAGGACCACACCAACTGGTAGAGACGCCTACGCGCGCCGAGTACGCGCTGTAGGTAGTGGTTTGCATGAGAAGAAGTCCTTCTTTGGCAAGAAGGGTTGGACATTCTGTGAGGCGTTCGGTCTCTCGGAATCGGATGCCCCCACCGTGTGGGCAGACAATGTCAGAGTGTTCAACCCTTATCCTCTCAAGCAATACATGCGAGACGGTAATGGGGTCATGGAGCGTGGGCGCTGGTTCTCGCCGCAGTGGTTCTCGCTGCGACGAGTGGCGCGTGTGCTCTGTAAAGTCGAGCGTGCTAAGGCCCGTAGGCTTAGGAGACCACCGGAACTTCCTGTTCCTCTTGGTGGGCTCGGTCACCCCTCTCGGAGGGTGGCCGATGTACCTAGGCCTCTTCGCGCAAGACTTTACGCCCTTCTGTTTGAAGGGCATGACCCGACCAAATACATCAGCCGTGTTGATATTTTCTTTGCCCCGTCCAATTACAAACTTTACCGGCGGTGCGATGCAGCTGTGCGTGCAGAGCTGGGCGAGACGGAGAGGACTGTGGTCCCCTCTGCCTCTTCTGGCGAAGACGCTGGAGTTGTTAGCTACCGGGAGTACTCGCGGTATGTCGCAAGACATAGCCACGAGCTGTATTGGACGTTGGGCGGAAATTATCGTACGGCTGGACCAAAGACAACCGGACCAGGGAAACTCAAGCTTCCTGAACCCTCCACGGTTAGCCAACTTAACGCTAGGACGCCTTGGACTTCTGTCCTCGGTTCCTGGGCGGCTAAGCTCGACCGTGAAGGGTTTCGTTTCCCTCCCGACATTGCATCGAAGATACGGGGAAGATCCCCCCTCGACGTTGGAACCACCTCTGGTGGGTCCGGCGCTGTATGGAGTCATGGC